CAGGTACGCGATGACCAACTAAGGTTATTCGCTGACAGTAGTGCATCAGACGTTGATGTACGTGAAGATGCTCACGCAATACTGCGTGCAGTGAACCAGATCGAAATTAAACTCGACGCTGCTTTGGCGGCAGAGTTAATTTTAGATCGCAAACAAAGGAACTAGCACCGATGGAATCGACTAGCCTAGACCAAGCTGTAAACAGCTTATTATCACCCGCCCCAGAAGACACTGGTGGCGATAATCTGAGCGAAGCCGTTGATCAAATCACTGAGACTGAAGATGACGATCAAAGTGAAGCGATTGAGGCAACAGCCGAGAGCGAAGATGACGCTGAACTAGAAGCATCCAGCGAACAAGATGATGAAGAATATGATCTTGATGATGTGGAAATTGACGATGAAGACCCTCAAGAGGCTACTGAAGAAGATGTCCTTTATTCCGTCAAAGCTGACGGCAAGATAGAGCAGGCTACACTGGAGCAGTTAAAGCAATCATATGCGGGACAAGCGGCAATTAATAAGCGGTTTCAAGAGGCTGCCGAGGAGCGAAAGCAAGTCGAACAGGCTCAAGTTAGGATCAAAGCACATTTTGATCAAAAGGAAGCCGCGTTGCAACAGCGGGAAGACCAATTTATGCGGTTGCACCAATCGTTTGAAGCTGGTGGATTACAGCGCCCAATCGAACCATCCGAACAATTACTCAATGATGATCCAATTGGATATATGACTGAGAAAGCTTTGTATGATAAGAAGGTGCAGGAATACAACCAAAATCAAACACAACTCCAGAATATTGCAATGCAAAAGCAGCAGGCATCTCTTGCCGCCGAACAAGAATACGATCTTGAACAGGTTAGACTTTTGCAACAATATATTCCAGAAATAGCTGACCCAGTTAAAGGCCAGCAAATTAAGGATGCACTCGTAAATGTCGGTGTATCTTACGGCTACACTGTTGAAGAGATGCAAAGCGTCAAAGATGCAAGAGCTGTAAGACTTACAAACGATGCTCGCAAGTGGCAGGAGTTGGTAGCCAAGAAGAAATCTGCAAAGGCTAGTGGTAAGAAGCCAAGCCCTGTAGTGAAGGCTGGTGCTAAAAAGCGTCAAGAAGGAAATTCCGCAACTCGTAAAAAAGCGCAACAGCGCTTGCAGAAGACAGGTTCAATCGATGATGCATTGAACTTGATAATTGGTGATAGCTAATACATTAAGTATTGCTTCTTAATCCTTGAAAGGGAAAAAACATGGCACAACCATCCAACACATTTGACAGCTATGATGCTGTGGGGATACGTGAAGATTTATCTGACGTGATTTACAACGTAAGCCCGGAGGAAACTCCACTATATTCTAAGTGTAAGAAAACTACTGCACGCAACACTTTTACCGAGTGGCAGACAGATTCACTACGTGCATCTGGCGCAAACGCTCACATTGAAGGCGATGCAACTACTGCTGAAGCACGTACAGCAACATCTCGTTTAGGCAATTACACGCAAATCTTTAAAAACGCAGTTGTAGTTCCTGACACAGATGAAGGTCTAAATAAAGCAGGCCGGGGTCGTGAGTTAGCTTATCACACCTTAAAAGTGGCGAAAGAGCAGAAGCTCGATATAGAAAAAGCTCTATTCGCAAACAACGCAAGAGTTGCTGGTAATTCATCAACAGCACGCGAACTTGCAGGCGCTCCAGCATGGATGATTACAAACGTAGACTTCCAATCTGGAAACTCTGGCGCAAACCCAACTGGTGATGGTTCTGATGCGCGTACTGATGATGGTACGCCAACAGCATTTTCACAAACTAAATTTGATGGCGTTATGCAGTCAATTTGGGAAGAGGGCGGAAAGCCAGACACAGTTTACTTGTCTGCATTCCAAATGAACCTAGCTTTAGGCTTCACTGGTAACAACAACCAGCGTTCAGCAGTACAAGCTGGTGATGAGAAAGTAATCAAATCACTTGCTGTATATGTAACACCTTGGGGATCTGTTGAATTTATGCCCAGCCGGGAGAACAGATCACGCGATGTTTTCATCATGCAGGACAATATGTGGGAAGTTGCAGTTTTACGTCCAACAAAGAATGTTGCACTCGCAAAAACTGGAGATAATTCCACAAGACAAGTCACCACAGAGCTAACACTGTGCGCTAAAAATGAAAAAGCAAATGGTATCATTGCTGACAACACAACTTCATAAGTAGTGTAAATCTAGGGGCAGCTTCGGTTGCCCCTTTTAACATCATTGGAGAACATAATGAAAAAAGTATTAGTTAATGCAATTAAACTACATTGCAGCGTAGGCCGAATTGAAAAAGGCGAGACTGCTATACTGCCAGATGAGGAAGTGGCAAAGATAAATAAACTACGCCCTCACGTAATTACAGTTATTGAAGACGTTGTAGAGAAGCCTGCAAAGAAAGCACCCGCTAAACGTAAGCGTGCTAGAAATGAAAATGGCACACTCAAGTCTGATGATCCATCTACACCTGATGTAAATGAAGCATGGGAATGAATGATAGATGGCAAATTTATCAAACAAAATATCAGAAAAAATGTACTTTGAAGGCGATCAGATACTTATTAAGAAAACACATGATGGCGGGCAAGCGTTAAGAGATGCGTCTTATGCGCGTGAAGTCACTGATAACTCATTTGGATCAGACTATAAGCATGTAGGCAATGTTGATATGGCTATGCTTGGTATATGGTTAAAAGAAGCTGGTGTTGAATGGACGGATACACAAGCAGTCAAAGATGTGTTAAAGAGGAAGCTAATGAGTAACGAATTTAGCGGACTGCGTGTCTGGGAAGGTAGCTACTAATGGAAATGACAGACCTATGGAGCAGCGTACTAACGCTAGGCGTTGGTTTTATAGGCTTTGTCCTACGTGGTTACGTGCTTGAAGTGCAAAGATTGCAAATCTTATTAAATCGTACTAGGGAAGAGTATGTAACTAAGGCAGATAGCTCGCAAGTGCTTAGCCAAATAATGGGTAAGTTTGATCGCATTGAGGAAAAGCTAGACAGGTTAGTGGAGCGAAAATGATACGCATAGCTTTAATCGTATTACTCATTGGTGGCGCTGCATACGCAGAAGATGATGACGTAATACGATCAGAAAGCACTGTAACTTCAAATGGCTCGATGGAAACTACAATAGTTAGCCCGCCACCTTCTGCAATATCTCCTAACATAAACACAAGCAACTCTGACCTATGTACTGTAGGTGTAGCTGGAGCAGTGCAAACGCAAATACTTGGTATATCTGCCGGCAGAACAGTGCGTGATATGAATTGCGAAAAGCTCAAAAATGCTAAAACCATGTATGATATGGGAATGAAGGTAGCTGCTGTATCTGTAATGTGCCAAGATGAACGTGTATTCGACGCTATGTTAAATGCTGGCACGCCTTGCCCCAAAGATGGTTTAGTTGGAGATAAAGCTAGATTAGCGTGGGAAATGGAAGCTGTGAAAGAAGAAATTGAAAGAGATCAGCAAAACGTAGTTAAAAGGATGTTTAATGATAACAGTGAAACAAAGATTGGGTTGGGCGTTATTATTAGCACTCTATCCCTCTTACTCGCACTCTGAGCCATACTTATACGGCTTCTCTGGCAATGCGGCTTACTACTCATTAAACTGGAGTATGACGCCCATGTTCCCAGATGTGCCGGGGTTAGATATAAATGGCCTCACATATAAATATAGAACTGTAAAAGAGACTGACGCAGACATGAAAGTTAGCGTTGGTAATCTTAATTCTGCCGGCGATGGCTACACGTTTAAAGAAGTTGATGATTGGTCTGGAATGCCTAGCAATACAATCGTTAAAACTTTTCCCATACCAAATATACCTATCGAAAACTGGGGTGATGGTTCAATCACTGTTGAGGGTGAAGGCACTGTAGAAGACGCCGTGGTAATATATAATTTTAGAATAGATGAATGTTTTGACCCGCAGTTAAACCCATCATGCCCCGGGTACATCAAGCCTGTACCAGATTTACCAGAAATTGAAGTATACGCAGCTCTGGAAGATGACGCCGTGCTAGACGCAATAGACACTGAGCAAGACTACGAATACGATGAGGATGGTAATATTATATCTGAGGATGATAATGAAGAGAAGGAAACGCGCATTGAGCTTGGCTTGATAGCATCCGAGAATGCATTGACGTTATTTAAAACGCAAGGGCAATCAAATATTATAAATCAGATGAACCAGCAAACGAATATAGCTATGTACTATAATTCTGCAATAAATGGTGGTATATATGATGACGTAGCATCATTAGATGGTGGCAATATATCGGATAACAAAAAAGGCTTACGAAATAATTTAGCGCAACAAATCCTGCATGAGCAAATGGTAGACATGCAATACAACAAGTGAGGTTAATATGAAATATTTAGCAATACCACTTATCGCACTAGCTTCACCAGCTCTTGCCGGAAGTGTGGACATAGTAGGTAACGTGGAAGCAAAGTGCGTTATACAAACGGACAAATCTGGGGTTTATGGCAACCCAACTGCAAGTACACTAAGTACATCTCCAAGTGATGGCGGCGTTTTACCTGTAGTTAGATTTGATGTAGCAATAGCTGATTACTATACGGCAAACATCACGCACCCTAGCTCGTTTAGTTCATCACCCGCCTTAACAGATAGCGTAGCTTGGACAGGCTCAACAAGCGTGTCAAAAACATCAGACGCAGGCATGTCTGGGTATGACAGTGCAAAAGTTGTGTATGACAATACTACAGTGTTTGATTTAAGCGTTGCGGGATCGACGTGGTTTAGCACGTCAAGCACTGCAGCCTACGCAGCTTCCAAGCCATTTACTGGCGGTACATATACGGCTGTAGTGCAAGCAGAATGCATTGCTAAATAAATTATCCATATTATTCATAGGCTTGGCGTCTATAGTTCATGCACATGAGATGACGCCAGCCTATCCAAAGCTAAAACCATCACACGTATCTGGCGTAATGAAGGTACAAATGTCTTTGTTTAATCAGCGAGAAGACGTTAAATATTATCAGGTAGAGCTGTTTGACTTGGACTTTAACAGTATGCCATTTTCAACTACATATAGAATTATGAAAGTTGATTACAAAGAGCGTAAAGATTTTGAGGTGTATATCCGAAAATCAGACTTAGATAATCCATTATACTTATGCACAATATCAAAGGTGGTTAAGCCACGCAGCTCAAGCCCACTAATATCATCTAGGATATGCTCTAAAGTTATGGAGGAAACTAAATGAAATTAGCGTTTGTTTTATCCATAATCGGCGGCGCTGCATTAGCTGAGAGTAGCAACCTTAGTTTATCACTGCCAAATCCACCAATGAACTACCAGAGTGACAGGTTTCGCGCAGGCAATCTTGATTGCAGTAACGCAGTCGGTGGCGGAGTAAACCTTGAGTATGGCGTAACTGGCGTCTTATCTAATTTTGACACAATCGACAGGGCAAAAGATATTGGCGTATATGCCCGCATAGTCATACCATTAGACAAGCCCAAGTCTCGTATTAACTGCGATGACCTATACCAAGTAGAGCTGGCACAGCGTAGGCTTGAGATACAAATGCTACGTGATGAGCTAGAGCAACTTAAAAGCCTGCAAGCAAAGGGCAATGAAATGGACTTTGTAGAATAATGGATACAACAAAGATAGCAGATGGGATTGATGGCTTGGCAGACCGCCAAATTAAAGCTGGTGGCATGAAGCTTACGGCTGGTTCTATCATGGCTATATTTGCGTTTGTGTCTACTATTGTTGGTGGCCTGTATGGCGGCTTTGTTATGTACCAAAAGATAGAAGAGGTCGCTGGGCTAGACTTAAACGAATATCAAACTCAGATGGATTTAATGGATGCTAATATACAGCAAACTATGGATTACACGCGAGAGATCAAAACTGGATTGCGTGATGATATTTTGAGTATTGAGCGTCAGGCCGACAGAATTGAGGACATGGTGCGCAAATCTGAAGACAAAGTCAGGGACATGATAGACGCTGCCGAGGTACGCTTTGAAAATCAGCGTGAACGTGTTAGGGTTTCCCAAAGTGGCGAAATGAAAGAGCTGGAAGATAAATTGATGGGTAAGTTGCAGAGAGCGCTTGATAACCCGTTAGCAGATTAGGTGAAAATATGGATGAATTTAAAAAATTTGATGTAGATGGCAATGGCACGATTGATCAATCTGAGTGGGATCGCATGGCTCTGGAAGACAGGCGCTTGCGAATGCAGGACGAAGACGCCCAGCGTGATGCACAACGCAGAATGACGTGGTACGCCCTGTCAGGGATGCTCCTATACCCCTTTGCGGTCATTCTAGCAGATGTATTTGGGTTAGTAGAAGCCGCCAAAATATTAGGTTCAATGGCGAGTATATATTTTGTGTCTGTTGCTGGCATAGTGTCAGTATTCTTTGGTGCAAACGCATTAGCGAAAGGTAAGCAAAATGATGAATCTAGTAGGTAATTTAATTGGCCCGGTAACTGGCCTGTTAGACAAAGTAATTGAAGACAAAGACCAGAAGGCACAGTTGGCTCACGAAATAGCAACGATGTCTGATAACCACGCCCAGCAAGCATTAATGGGTCAATTGGAAATAAACAAAGCTGAAGCTGCGTCTGGCTCGTTATTCAAAGGTGGATGGCGTCCATTTATCGGTTGGGTATGTGGTGTGGCATTTGCTTATCACTTTGTATTGCAGCCATTGATCGTGTTTGGTGTAAGCGCTGCTGGCGTTGATATACCAGAGCTACCAGAGTTTGATATGGGTAGCTTGATGACTGTTATGATGGGTATGCTCGGATTAGGCGGCATGAGATCAATAGAAAAGCTAAAGAAAATTGAAAAATAGGAGATAGATAATGCCAGAAAATTCATTATATGGAAATATTGCAAAGAAACGTAAGCGCATAAAAGCTGGTAGCGGCGAGAAAATGCGCAAGCCCGGTACAAAAGGCGCGCCAACTGCAAATGCATTTAAACAAGCAGCTAAAACTGCCAAGAAAAAGAAGTAGTATTATGAGTGAAGCAATGAAAAAGCTCCAAGAGAAAGTTGGCGTTGGTGCTGATGGACATTTTGGAAAGAACACGGCAAAAGCCATCGTAGAGCATTACGAGCTATCTAATGAAAGAGCTGCGCATTTGATGGGTCAGGCAAGCCACGAGAGCGGTCACTGGCGTCATACAAGGGAAAACCTAAATTATAGTGCTGAAAGCATGATGCGTGTATGGCCTAGCCGCTTCCCTGATTTAGCGTCTTGCGAAGGTTATTCGCGCAACCCATCTGCATTAGCAAACAAGGTCTATGGTGGGCGCATGGGTAATGGAGCTGATGAAGGTTCTGTCTATATTGGTCGCGGATTTTTGCAATTGACCGGGAAGAACAACTACAGGGCATTTAGCTCTGACATGGGCTTGCCAGATATAATGACAGATCCAGACTTGGTATCCACAGATTATGCATTTGATACTGCGCTATGGTTCTTCCAGAAAAACAAGTTGTTTGACATTGCTGATGATGGTGTGAATGACGAGACAATCTTAAAGATAACTCGCCGCGTCAATGGCGGGACACATGGCATTGTTGACCGGACAGGCGAAACAAACAAAATCTATGAATGGCTCACATCATAATAATAACATTGGTAGAGCTGGTGAATTTCTGGCTCTATCTAAGTTAGCTTTCGTTGGCATTTCATGCACTCTAGTTCAACATGATATAGATGATGCATATATTAAAACGCCAAGCGGCAAGCTGCTGACCCTGCAAATCAAAACAGCAAATACAAAATCAGGAAATCGTAATCAATATAGATGGCATACGAGTTCTGTCGAAGGTAAGAAAAAATCAGACATATATGCTCTGGTGGCTTACGAGATAAACAAAGTTTACTGGGTGCGTGGCGATGATAAGATAATTAAGAGAACGTCAACTCGTTTACACCCAGAAGCATTTGGCAATGAAAACGAATTATTAAAGCAAGTCATAAACAGCTTTGAAGTTTAAATAAACTGCTTGAATATATTATGTGCAGGACATAATTAGATGTGTGGGTAGCGTCGGGCATGAAGCTACCCACACGATATATTATTTCTTCTTAAAGTAAACGTACCGCCACGACTTAGGCCCGGGGTTGCCGATGATTGGCGTGGTTCTCTTACTTACACGATCCACAAGCTTGCCCTTATACATGACATTCAGCGTCCACGCCAAATCTGATACAGATAGACCAGTGCCATTCGAAACCATAGTTGTCGTGTATTCGCCGCCACGATTGACATACTTCAATATCTGATCATATTTTTTTTGCGGTATTGGTTTGATGTTTCTCACATCATTGGCGGTCACAAAATTTTTATGCGATGATTTATTAGCGATGACCTGACGTGGCCTGTCACTCCTGTTTAAATTATTTCTGAGGCCAAGCTTAATTTGCTTTTTCTCAAACGTGTAGAGCAAGTGACCATACATCATCTCATAGCGAACGCTCTTTGATTGGCCTTTCATGGCTTCTCTGGTTTTTTCGAACGTCGCATAAGCGTAAGGCGTTGCTCTAGGTTGTCCAGTATCGCCTGCTGCTCTTTCATGAACCAAAGGTAGTAACCACGATTTCGTGTGGGGTCTGGCGTCTTCATGTCTTTGATTATTTCGCGGTTCATCTTTTGCAGACGCCTCACATATTGGTGTACTTCTTTCGAACCCATTGCCATTTGTATTCTCCTCAATCATTTTTTATTCCAATCTTCAAATTTGCCAGCCTTATCAAGCGCTGGGATTTTTGTGCGTTTACTGATTTCTTCTGGAGTAATTAAGCCAGTACCAGCGCAATTTTTGCATTCACTTTTTTCATACATATAACTTTGATGAAAAATATCGAAATCCTTTTCATACAATGTAGTACCATTGCCCGCGCATTCCGGGCATGGGATGTATATTTCTTTACCCGCCATTGTTTAATCCTTTCGGTCTGAGCGTTGGCTCAATTGATATTGATGCAGAGCTGACATAGTTTGTCTCAATGCATTGCGCCATGCTATCCAAATGTTCATATGGCTGATACGCTGCCGGCAATGCATCGCCGCACTCCATTGCGCTGCGATACAATGTGTCATTACTCAACTCCACGCCACCAATGACGTATGTGATAATGAGTGTTGTGTAGAATGTCATTGAACAAAACCTCTTTTTTCAACAAACAAATAATCATGCTTTAAATTAATAAGGTTTAAAGATTTTAACGCTTCATATTTAATATCTTTTAAATCTGTATTTAACTTCAAGCCGTATTCATCTAAATATTCTTTTACGAGTTTTAATGATTTTTTGCCAAAATTTGGTATATATTTAAAAAACTTATCGTTTCTTAATATTAAATCATAATGAAAGACTTCAAATTTAAATGTATGGAAAAAACAATTTTTAACTCTGACTGGAAATTTATTTTTATCTATTTCTGTAAACAATAATTTATATAAATGTGGGTCAATATTTTTAAGATTATGGAATAAGAATATCTTTAACTTCAATTCATCCATTTTTTCAATTAAAGATATTGTCATTTTTTGGTCATTACTTGTCAGTAGTTTTGGTTTTGCAAAAAAAGGTGTTTCTGTTGGCGCAATTGTATCCATGACTTGATCTAATGCTTCTCTGGTTTTTTTGACTTTTTCTTGGTTTTTTAGTTCATCCAAGTAAGCATTAAATGCATCTACAGCAAGCGAACGTGAGGCTTCAGCTTGATCATTAAGCCTATCAATACCTTTTAAATCAGCACTACAAGCAACATCAGCATAAGCGCCACTCCAAAACTCATAGTCAGATTTTAATTTTTTTAGTGTAGCCATTATCTCCCCCAAACATTAATAAATTGATCCAGAAAAACTATAATCTCTGGCAAGTGTACGGCGGCTACAGCAAATAATGCCATAGCCAATCCGTCTTTGATCATTGTGATGTTCATTACCAATCCTCACCATTGATTTTTACTTTTGTAGGGCGCTGGATAATAGTTTGCTTAACACCATCGCGCTCGCCATGCTCTTTAATTTTTGCCATGCAAGTTACATCAGTGCCTTTTTTTGACCAACCATTAGATCCTTTATAGATAACGATGTCATTATTCTCATCGCGGCATATGTTAATGTATGTCGTGCCGTAATATCCTTCCAGAGCCACAACGTGCTGTACTGTTAGGCTGAACGCCTGACGTTCACCAACAACGCCCACCCACTTACAGTCAGCGTCAGCCGCTTGGCGCTCGGCAACCAGAGCCGCACGTTTGTCAATAATTTTTACAACCGCATTGCGTTGGCTTTCAGTTAAAGATCCATAGTCATTTAATGCTGTTTCCATTTTGCCAAGAAAGCTATCTGCATTATCATAACTAGAGCCAGCTAAAAATTCTGTAATTTCCTGCGCTCGCTCATCATTAGCGTAAAACTTTTTAGCCCTGCTTTTTCTAGCATTGGCTTTTATGCTTGCCTCAACTGCGGCTACATATCTTGGGTTATCCCATTTATCGTGATAATCATTTTCGTGCCAGCTCATGCCTGCACCCCACCAAATAGAAAGTTTTCAACTTGATCAGCAAATGAAGCCTCTGCTAATTTTGCATTGTACTCAATCGTTTCAAACCAAGCCACTGTGATTTGTTGACCATCATATCTATACCTACGCAACCTTTCTGCAAATGCGTCCGCAAAAGCAATATTGTCAAACAATTTTGGCTTTTCACCATAAAGTGCGATTAAAGGTTTGTTAGGATTATCTTTGGTTGATGTATCCAAATAATTAGAAACAAATTTTGACTTAACCTCAAAGCCCAATTTTGTTTGATCAGCAATGGTTAGGTTTGCTATTACTACATATTTTGTCATTTTATATTTCCTCATATTTTGCATTTATACAGCCATTATAAGTATTTTTGCGTGGGGGTCAAACACTTTATATATCATTTTTATATCATAATGTACTTGTGCATCTATTTACATTGCTTTATTGCTAAATTTATCAGACCCAAGGAGATTTAAAATGGTTGATAAAAGAGTATTAATTAATTTTAGCGAGCAGCAATATGATGCTGTGGCAAAGGCTGCGCATAAATCTGCATTGCCTTTCAGCTCGTTTGTTCGCATGGCTTCATATATGGAAGCAACCAAAGCGGGCGTGGAAGTTGCAAAGCCAGACAATGAGGCTGAAGCTGAAATAATTGCGTCGGATGTTGTAGAATGATTATTGTTGGCGTTGATCCGGGTTTCTCTGGGGCAATTGCACATTATTGCACGCGCACTAAAGATTTAGACGTGCAAGACATGCCCACCATTTTAAATAATCGCGGTAAAATTGAGATAGACATACACTCGTTACTGCACATGCTTGAGCCAGAAGCGAAGGATCGTATGGCTGTGCTTGAGCAAGTTGCGTCACGTCCCGGTCAATCTTCAGTCGCTACATTTAGGTTTGGTATGGGATACGGCGCGTTGATTGCGTGTGTGGCAGCTAATAAGACGCCTATGCACTTAGTTACGCCTAGCAAGTGGAAGAAACACTTTAATTTATCATCTGATAAAGACACTAGCCGCCAACTTGCAATTCAAAGATTTCCAGACCATTATGAGAGGTTCGCACGCAAAAAAGATGATGGGCGTGCGGAAGCTAGTTTAATTGCTCTGTATGGAGCAGAAGTTTTAAATAAATAAATTAGGAGAATACAAATGCAGATAATACCAAGTGAAGAACTATCAAATAAGGCATACCACGAAATGCCTGCAATATCATCAAGCGCGGTAAAGACAGTTGCAACGTCATCGCTATACCACTGGAAGAACACCACGTTTAACTCCACGCCAGCTATGGTTTTAGGATCAGCATTTCATGCTATGGTGTTAGAGCCAGAGAAAAACTTGGTAACTAACTCTGGGTTGCAACGTCGTGGCAGTAAGGCTTGGAAAGATCAGGAAAATTTTCTAGGTGACGATGAGATCCTATTGCCAGAGGGCGAGTTTGAGCAGTGTCAGAAAATGGTTGATGGTTGCCTGCAAAATAAAATGGCGCGCAACTTACTGACCAACAAAGACATGCTTGCTGAATACAGCTTCATAGCTGAATGCCCAGAGACGGGACTTGAGTTAAAGTGCAGGCCTGATGGATTGCTAAAAGAGGCAGGCATTGTGGTTGACTTAAAGTCTTGTTTGGATGCATCGCAGCGTGGCTTTGATAAGTCGGTGCGTAATTATAGATATGATTTGCAGGCGTGTTTCTATCGATATGTATTAAAGTTATGCGGTTATGAAACTACAAATTTTATTTTTATTGCAACTGAGAAGAACAGCTATGCCACAGCTTGCTATGAATTATCAGATAAATACAATAAGTATGCGGAAGATGAGATGTTTAAGACATTGCGTAAAATTAAAGTGGCACAAGATACAAACACGTTTGATACCGGGTGGCCTGAACTTGAAACATTACATTTGCCTGCTTGGTTAGATGAGAACCACGGCTTATAAGAAATCCCAGTGCAGGGGTGCTGCACACATTTAAAGGAGTTGTAAAATGCAACACATAATAAGCGGCGTGAAAGCGCTATACCCAAGACTAAATGCTACTTACCGATTTGATCAGGATGAGTACAAGAGCCAGAAATGTGACCCCACTGCGGAAGGGGCGGCTTACGAAATGTCGTTCAATCTGACAGGTGAGCAGTGCAAGGAGCTGAACGCTATTTGTATGCAGTCATATAAAAACGCGGCGGCTTTAGAGACTAGCAAACGCAAATGGCCTGAGAAGCCTTTAAGTTTGCCATATAAGATTGATGACAACAAGCAGGGTCACTGGATTGGTAAAGCCAAACTAAAAGGCGCATACTCTGGCGAAGCTACAAACCCACCACGTCAGGTCGATGCATCACGCAAGAAATTGCCTGACGGATTTGAGCTAACATCAGGGTCAACTGTAAATATTGCAGTGACAGTCGTGCCATACAACACAGGCACAATTAATGGCGTGTCGTTGAGACTACGTGCAGTGCAAGTGTTGGAACTAGCTGAAAAGCAGGAAGCAGATGATCCATTCACTGAAGTTGCAGGCGGATTTTCTGGTGGGGCAACACCAATAAATGGTGTGGAGCATGATCCATTTGGATTGCCACCAGCTACGCCAACACCATCTAATGATCTGGAAGATGACATCCCATTTTAATTAAACATTCCGTATGACAGAACTTTACGAGGTTTTGTCATACGGACACGACAGGACATTTGCGAGACATGTCCACCATGTCCGATAAACTGAGGAAGGAATAAAATGCAAAATACGAAATTTCCAAATGCAAGCTGGGATAGATACTCAGATAAAATTATAAGCGCACTATCATTGAAAAAGACGGCTATTGGCGAATATCATGGCGCTTGCCCGGTATGTCAGGGTGAAGATAGGTTCTGGATTAGGGAAGATGCTCAGAACTGCGTGATGGTGAGCTGCCGTAAATGCTCAGACTTTGCTGGCATAAAAGATGCGCTGCGAAGGCAGAGGCTATGGCCTGACGAGAATGAGAAGCCTATGACAAAAGAATATAACATAAGTTGGCCTGAACCAGAGGCAGAGGCTACGCATCCATATTTGGTTAAGAAAAAGATCGGGCTTGGCAATGCCGATATAAAGGGTGACATATTGGTTATCCCGGTCATTAATGCCAAGGGTAAGCGTGTAGGCACGCAGAACATTAATCCGACAGGCGCAAAGAAATTTTCTGCGGGAATGCCTGTTGTGGGTAATTTTAGCGTAATTGGCGGCAAATTAGATGATCTGGTTTACATATGCGAGGGATGGGCAACTGCAATGTCAGTGAATATGGCGACGGGTAGGCCGGCAGTATTTGCATTATCTGCGGGCAATATGACGGCTGTGATAGGTGAGCTGTTAGAGGCACGTCCTAATTTGCGTTTGGTAATTGCGGGTGATAATGACGAGGCAGGCTTAAAAGCGATTGAGAAATGCGTTGCTGATCATGGGGTGCAATCTATTGTGCCAGAGATTGGCGGCTGGGACTTCTCTGATATGTGGATTAATCAGGGCAAAGAGGCGACTGCCAAGGCATTGGAAGTGAAAAGCTTGTTAGATCAGGTATTCTTTCCGGGCGACGCAGTACCACAGCTAGACAGGAGTTATCTTGTCAAGGGTTGGTTTGGCGCTGGGCAGCTATCAATGGTGTATGGGCCAAGCAATGTTGGTAAGTCATTCTTTGTGCAGGATGTGGCTTGGCATGTATCTGCTGGGCAGGATTGGCATGGCAATAAGGTAAAGGGCGGTGTGGTGCTGTTTCTGGCTCTTGAGGGCGGTATGACAACGCATAATAGGATCGTGGCCTTACGCCAGCAATATCCAGAGCATGAGGCTAAATTAGCTATGCGTGCATTGCCAGTGAATTTACTTGAGGAAAACGCTGACGTGCAGCTTATCATAGACTTATGCGACGAGGTGAAGAGAGCGCATGGCGACATCGCAATGATTATCGTTGATACGCTATCCAGATCAATGCCGGGCGGTGATGAGAACTCGCCTGCATCATCAACGGCTGTGATAGCTGCGTGTGACAGGATACGCGGCGAGACGGGCGCTCATCTATTGCTCGTGCATCACTCTGGCAAGAACTTGGACGCAAAGGCTCGTGGTCATAGTTCACTGAGAGCTGCTGTTGAGACTGAGATAGAGCTGAGTTACGACGAGGCGACAGGCTTGCGCACTGCGTTGTCCACCAAGCAGAGAGATCTCGAGGGTGGGCGTAAGTTTCACTTTAAGTTGAATGTCATCGAGCTAGGGCATGACGCTGACGGCGATCCAGTGACAACGTGCGTGATTGTGCCGGCAAGCAGTGATGATATTGAAACCGCCAATAAGAAAGCTATTAAGGGCAAGCAGCAGATCTTATTTAAGACGTGCTTCCAGCAATTGCGAGGCGAGGGTGTTGGCAAATCTAACCCTGCTGGCGTTGGTTGGCCTGAACCCAACACGTATTGGTGCATAAATGAGGAAGAAATCAAGTCGCACTTCATGGGCAAAGTATCCGCGAGCAATCCAACTAGCACGTACAAACAAGCTTACAATGGCCTAATTGGCGGCGGTCATATTGTCCAAAATGAGGGATTTATATGGTTTACCGATAGTTTTGGTAAAGTGAAGTAAAATGATACCTATTAATTACCTATTAATTGGCATTAATAATAACAATATCAATGACTTAGAGCATAACCTATTAATCATTAATAATAGCTCGTACCAAACCTATTATTATATTATTACACCTATAGGTGTAATATAATAGTAGGTAAATAATAGTAGGGTAAAATCGGGGTAAAGAATTATGGAACATAAGATGAAAGAAAAGAACAACAAATGTCTGGCTTGGTGGCAAGCGAGGGACGAGCTAGGGAAACGGGGTATTAACAATGGTTAAGCAGATGAGTAGTGATGGTATGATGAGGTCTGAGGTATTGGACACGGCAAAGCAATTGATCAACGGGGATAGGGCGAGGCAGTACGGAAGCGCGCAGGATAACTTTGGATGTATTGCGAGTATGTGGTCGGCTTACACTGGCACGCGGATCAATGCGGCTGACGTGGCAAACATGATGGCGCTGCTGAAGATTGCGAGGTTACGCAATGGGTCGCACGAGGATAGTAGCATTGATGGGTGCGGCTACCTTGCGCTGGCTCACGAGCTATCAAATGAGGTTGGATAGGCTTGAACAACAGCCCTTCATGGGGCATAGTATAGTTAGCGGGTTCTCCTCCTCCCGACGCATTGTTTTGCATTTCAATGCGATGCCCGCTTAACTAGGGCGTGCGGTTATCTTTCCTCACTGCACGCCCACATTTCAAGGAGCAAGACATTGTCTGAATTTATCATCAACTTAACATTAGATTTACATTGTGATGACAGTGATGATGCGGACAACGAGCTTAACGAGCTGTGCGACTATTTAACTGATAGGCTTACCATTGTGCCAGCTCAGACTGTGCTACAATCGTTAGCAGAGGCGCTCATAGAGCTGCACGAGCAAGTGCTAGAGCAAGCAGAGCAGACAGTACATTGACTTACTGGCGGCATAACAGCGTGGGTAATGCGTGTAGATTGCGTGCGATAAAGCACATTGGCGCACTGTTACAGGCGCGCATCCGCGTAGCAATAAGCAAATCTATAGTCAATACTTTCGGATAAACTGAAAGTTAACATAATATACATTATCGGACATACACAGGTAAATCCACAGTATATCTAATGATATCAATAGGTTAGCCCAATATCGGTCAATATACAGCCAATATGAGCTATGCGTTGTTCCATTTAGGCGAAACTACACATCTGGCGCAGCGAGGAAGCCCCCCCGTCAACGGATTGTACGGGGGTAGTGTGTGTGTATAATCTCACGCACACGAGAGCCAAAAATTAGCCCCCCCACACCCCTTGCAATATAACGCACAACTACTGTAAAATTTAAAAAAAATAGGAGAGCATCAATGGCAGGCAAAGCGTTACGCAGGAGAATACTCGCTGATGTACTGAGCAAAGGCGGCGCTGAATACTTGTTTGAGCAGATAGCTTCTGGCAATACCCTCACAGCCCTTGCGAAAGAATATGACTGCTCGAGGCAATATCTTAGCACATCCCTCAAGACTATCCCTGAGTATGGCAACGCCCTAGCCAAAGCCCGCCAAGAGGCAGCGGATGCACTCGTAGAGCAAGGCTTAACAATGGTAGATGACTTGGATGGCGGCTCAACCAGCAGTGAAATAGCCGCCACACGAGAGAAGGTGCAGTGGCGTAAATTCATGGCAGGCTCGTACAACCAAGAGCGATACGGCAACAGACCCCAGACAAACGTGACAATATCCGTGGGCGACATGCATTTAGACGCCCTACGCAAAGTTAATTCAGATTTGGCGGCAATAGACCGCGAAGATCGTGAGCGTGAAGCAAAGACGATTGACGCAGATTACGAGGATGTATCCGATGAGTGACAACCCATTACAAGAGTTTGTCCTACGTTACCGGGACGAGCCAGTGCTATTCGTCAAAGAGGTGCTGGGCGCTACGCCATACGATTATCAGGAAGAGTTTCTGAACGCCATTGCATCCGGCGAGCGTAAAATGTCCGTCAGATCAGGCCACGGCACGGGCAAGTCAACGTCCGCGTCTTGGGCTATGCTCTGGTTTCTCCTACTGCGCTTCCCCAACAAAGTAGTCGTCACAGCCCCCACGTCATCCCAATTGTTTGACGCATTGTTTGCCGAGCTAAAACGATGGATTAACGAGTTGCCACCCCACCTACAGCAATTGATTACCACCAAATCAGACCGCGTCGAGCTAACGTCGGCAGCGTCCGAGGCTTTCATATCAGCTAGAACGTCACGCGCAGAAACGCCAGAAGCACTAGCTGGTGTGCATTCCGAGAATGTCTTATTGGTGGTAGATGAGGCGTCAGGTGTGCCTGAGAAAGTCTTCGAAGCTGCGGCTGGCTCGATGTCAGGCCACAGCGCAACCACGCTACTCCTATCTAACCCCACGCGATCTTCTGGCACATTCTTTGAGAGCCAAACGAGAATGGCTAAGAGCTGGTGGACGCGCAGATGGTCGTGCGTGGATAGCCCTCTCGTATCCACAGAATTTGTCGATGAAATGCGTGAGCGTTACGGCGAGGATAGCAATGCGTTTCGCATACGTGTGCTTGGCGAGTTTCCAATGGCTGACGATGATACGATTATTCCGTTTCACGTCGCCGAGAGCGCCATACATCGAGACATTGAGGTTACGCCCGACATTAGGCCGATATGGGGCTTGGACGTGGCAAGGTTTGGCACGGATAAGACTGCATTATGCAAAAGGTATGGCAATGTCGTGACAGATATTACCGCGTGGCAGGGATTAGACTTAATGCAGACTGTGGGCAGAGTAATGGCTGAATATGAAAGCCTATCGCCCAGCCTGCGCCCAAACGAGATCCTCGTGGATAGTATTGGCGTTGGCGGCGGTGTAGTTGATAGATTACGTGAGTTAGGCGCGCCAGTGCGTGGAATTAATGTTGGCGAAGCGCCCGCGATGGGCAAGACCTACACAAACTTACGCAGCGAGTTGTGGTTTAAGACAAAGGGATGGCTCGAAGATAGATCCTGCAAATTACCAAAGAATGACCAACTCTTAGCCGAGCTAACTGGCATAAGGTACTCATTTACCAGCGCAGGCAAGATGAAAGCCGAAAGTAAAGACGAAATGCGAAGGCGTGGCCTAAAATCGCCCGATTTAGCCGACGCATTATGCTTAACTATGGCTTCCGACGCAGCTACAGCCCTATCTGGAGCAAATATAAGCTGGAAAAAGTCAATTAAACGCAATTTAAAGGGAATTGCATGAACCAAAAAAAATTTTCAAATTTGTCACCCAAGATGAAAAATTTAATGATGAATAAATGGATAAAAAGCTATATGAGCCGTGGTTTGACGTTGGAAGATGCCCAACATGCCGCTAGGTGGCGCGCTGGGACGTGGAAGTTATCAGATAGAATGCGCGTTGTACTAGCTAATATGGAAAAATTGTGATAGTTTGTAAAAAAACAACGTATAGGCTATAATTATGCCACAAAATCAATTTATGAGCTTTTTAAACTCGTTAGACAAAGGCGCGAGTGACAGGAACAGCATTACCGAGTTTCTGGCTAACGTTTTGACGCCCGGTGACGAGATGGAATACGTTAATGGTCAACTTATGACTACTGGCGGCAAACCTGTTGAAAATATTGGTGATAAAACGTATTACGGCACGCTAGGCCAAGCTAATTTTGCGGGCAATGACCCAGTAAAGCAGGGTTTGCTATCAAAAATGACTGAAGCACCCGATAAAGCAGCGCGTAAGTTTGGTTTGCTAAATAAAGACGTGCAAGTGCCAGACAGTGACTATTACAGTTTATTATACGGCGTAAAGCCACTTGGCCCTATAAAAGAAACAGTTTTGCCTGACATAACTGACGAGCAAGAGTTCTTTAACTTTGTAGAAGAGTTTAAAGATGACCCAGCGTTTGGTGTCTACAAAGGTAACTTGGAGATGATGCGCAAAGTATTTGACTTAATGAAGCAGCAGAATTTAGACTTGTAATGGGCTTGTTAGATCAAAATACATACCAAGGTGGGACAAACGCTCAATGGGCTGACTATGTAGACAGCTTAAAGGTAACGCCAATGAGCTTTACCGCAATGGACGCCGCAAAATTTATAGCTGAGGCCACGCCTATTATTGGCGACGCTATGGCGGCTAAAGAAATATATGATGAGCTGCAAAAAGATAATCCTAATTATAAATATGCAGCAGGATTAGGCGCTTTAGCTTTAGTTGGCATTATACCGGGCGTTGGTGATGCGCTTAAAAAAGGTGGACGTGGATTACTTGACGTAGTTAACCGCATTGAAGTTGATCCTAACGCGCTGGGCATGTCTGGTGGTAATATTAGGTTAAAGCCGCCAACTAAAGAAGAACTAGACCCATACGGGTTTCAAAAAACAAAAATGGATATACCTCTTTCAGACGTTGATGTAGATTTTACTCTAGACCCCAATCTTTCACCAAAGAAAAAATTAGACTTAGAAAGCTTAGAAGGGAAAGTGGCTGTACCTCTCATGGGTGATAGGTCAAGCGTTGGCACTGTTAAAGGCCTACTAGGAAACACATTTGAAAATCCTGTAGATGTTGGCGGCGGTATAGACTTTATGAGGTCTGGAGCAAATCAATTAGATGATGCTATTTGGGCATCTAAAAAAGGAATTATATCAAGAATTGATAATAATGCTGCTAAATTACAAGAAGCTAATAATGGAGCGGATATAGTTGGTATTTCATTAGGAATGTCTCCAGATGCAGTTGATTTTGCTGATTTTACGTCTGAAGTTATGGCAGAAATGGTAAAGTTTGCGCCAATTAAAAAATCTGACGTAATTCAATATGACCAATATATGAAAGCGTATGACCCTAATTGGGTAGGTTTAGAAAGTCCAGATTTAAGACCTTATTTAAAAATGGTAAAACCAGACATTAGAAAAGCATTTATTAGAGGTATGGACAATAGGGCAATGCAAGATGCAGGCTTTCCAAGTCCTGCTATGATAAGAAAATCGGTAACAGATCCTAATCAGGTAAATATGGGAAGTGGAATGGCTGGGCTTTCTGTTGGTAAAATTAACCCAAAAAGTGGTTTATTATATAATAATGCTAAAGATTTTAAAAAAGGTTCTAATATTCAAGGACTAGCTCAAGTTCCCCACAGCACATATGATACACAAATAAAAGGTGAATATTTAGGAGGCGTGGAAACTCCAGTTTATCAAGGTGAAGTATTTAAGGATCTTTGGGACTCTATGTCTGGAAAAACAACAAAAGCAGGAAAGCCATTAAACAATGCGCACAAAACGCATGCATTAAAAACTAAAATGTCAGGCCAACTTTTAACTGAAGAAATTTTACAAAATATTATGAATGCGCAAGGGCTTCTTCGATGAATAGTGGTGGTACTTCGTCTGCGTCTACTTTTAACAGTAAACAAACAAATCTATCAAATTGCTCAATAGCAACTGGGTCTTTTTGGTCAAAAAACATTGCCCTTAAAACAATATCTTCACGAATTTTTTCTAAATATGCGTCTGTCATAATTATCCCTCCTACGGATTATTATCTTAACTTTTTATATTACAAAACGCAATACCTAGTACAATCTACATAAATATGTTATACAGAAATAAACTGAGAGTTGACTAATGCCAATTACAACATATGCAGAATTAAAGACAAATATTGCAGATTTTCTTAATCGAGATGATCTAGCATCAATTTCGTCTACGTTTATATCGCTCGCTGAAGATGATCTAAACCTTAGATTGCGTCATTGGAGGCAAGAAAAGCGCAGCACAGCCGAGATTGACACGCAATACAGCGCAATTCCCGCAGATATGCTAGAAATAATACGATTTTATATAACAAGCGGAGATACACGCCCACTTGAGCTAATTTCGCAAGCAGAAATGCTTGATCGCAAGTTTAGAAATTTAAACACAAGCGGTCAGCCAGCATATTACGCACTTACAGCAGGCGAGATTGAAGTTTACCCAGTGCCAGATGGTACATATACTTCAGAATTGTATTATTACAGCCGAATACCCGCGCTAAGTGATAGTAATACATCAAATTGGGTATTGGATTATTATTCTAGCGCATATTTATATGGCTCACTAATACATTCTGCGCCATACTTAAAGGATGACGCTAGAATACAAGTGTGGGCAGCGTTATACCAAAGCGCAATTGACGCAATTAACGCTGAAAGCGAAAAAGCTAAATTTGGCGGTTCAGGCCGTCGTATGAAAATAAGGGCATATTAAAATGAGTTTTACAGATACATTTGAAACACGAGTATTGACTTGGGTATTTACTGCAAGTTCAGCAACACGCCCGACAGCGTGGTTTATAGCATTATACACTGCAGCTCCAAATGATACGGGCGGTGGCACTGAAGTTAGTGGCGGCGGATATGTGAGAAAAGCAGCAACATTCACAGTTTCTGGGGATACTGCAAGCAACTCTGGTGCAATTGAATACCCAACTGCAACGGGAAATTATGGCACAGTTAGCCACGTTGGTATTTTTGACGCATCATCTGGCGGTAACTTAATAGCGTATGCAGCTCTATCAGTGTCAAAAACTATTTCTACTGGAGATGTATTGCGTATCCCCGCCGGGGATTTGGATGTTACTTTATCATAAGGTTAGACAATGGCATTTGTAATTAAAGATCGTGTACGTGAAACAACAACCACGACAGGCACATCTGCAATATCGCTAGGTGGTACATCCACATCTTTTGAAGCATTTAGCGATCATATGTCTAATGCGGATACAACGCATTATGCGATAGTACACAGCACGGCTGATGAATGGGAAGTTGGTTTAGGCACTTGGAACACTGGAAATACATTAACGCGGACAACTGTACTATCTAGCTCTAACAGTAACGCAGCAGTAAGTTTTACATCTGGTTCTAAAGATGTATTTATGACCTACCCTGCATCTCAGTCTGTTTCTAATTTACCTTTATCTGGCGGTGCAATTACAGGCAACGTAACTTGGGGTGACAACGACAAAGCCATATTCGGTGCTGGCAGTGACTTGCAGATTTATCACGATGGTAACAATAGATTAGTAACATCTGGTGATCTATTAGTTAACATCACTGATGGTGATGAATTTCAGATTTTGGGTAGCTCAACTGCTGTACTAAGAGCCACAGCGACAGGCTCTGTACGACTGTTTCACAACGGCGCAGAAAAACTAACTACAACATCAACAGGCATTGACGTAACAGGCACAGTGACTTCCAATGATGTAAACATTACAGATACAACACCTAATCTAAAGTTTACTGATACGGATGGAAATCATTTAGCTAATATAACACAATCAGGTTCACATCTTTATATAGATAATGATTCTACTGGTAACATTCGAATGAGAGTTGATGGTAATACTGAACGTCTTACAGTTAACTCAACAGGTGTAAACGTAACAGGCAACGTTGCAGTATCTGGCACAGTAGATGGCGTAGACATAGCATCAAGAGACGGCATACTCACAAGCACAACTACAACAGCTAATGCCGCTTTGCCAAAAGCTGGTGGTACACTGACAGGTGATTTAGACTTTGGTGATGATATTAAAGCTAAGTTTGGTGACAGTGATGACTTACAAGTGTTTCATTCTGCTGGTAATTCTTTTGTACAAGATGCTGGTGCTGGTGATTTATTTATAGCTGGCTCAAATGCAGTTCGTATAACTAACTCAAGTGCTAGTGAAACTTATGCAACATTTAATTTAGATGGTAGTGTAAACCTTTATCACGATAATACTTTAAGATTTCAAACTAGTTCAACTGGAATTTCAGTGGCTGGAAATGTATTTGTAACAGGTACAGTAGATGGTCGAGATATAGCTACAAACATTCCATCCTCTTTGGGAACATCAGGTCAAGTTCTTACAGTTAACTCTGGGGCTACAGCAACTGAATGGGCTGATGCTTCTGGCGGTGGCGGCGGAATAACAACAGGCAAAGCAATTGCTATGGCAATGGTATTTGGATAATAACAGGAGAATAAAATGACTGCACCAAACGTAGTTAGTGTTGCAACTATAACAGGCAAGACAGATGTGCTTGCGGCAACAACAACAGCCACAGCAATAACAACTGCGGCAACAGGTAAATTACTAAAGATAAACTCAGTTATCATAGCTAACATTGATGGCACAAACGATGCTGATATCACTCTTGATTTGTTTAGGTCGAGTACAGCTTACAAGATAGTAAGTACAGTTACAGTACCAGCAGATGCTACTCTCGTAGCTATAAGCAAAGACAGTGCAATATATTTAGAAGAAGGTGATGCACTAAGGGCAACAGCTAGTGTAGATGGAGACTTACAGGTTATCTGTAGTTACGAAATTATATCTGAGTAATCCATGAAAAACAGTGTGCATGATAATGGTGGTTTTATAGGACGTGTAGCAGACTATGCGGCTACTGATTATTATCAAACTATTAGTGGGTATTTGGCATATTCTTTTACTTTTGATAATATTACTTTTGGCATTAATTCTCAATTAACTAGACCTACAGGTTTATTTTTTAAGCCAGATGGTACTCTTTTATTTGTGGTAGGTAGAGACACAGATAAAGTGTTTTCTTATGGACTTACAACAGCATGGGATTTATCTACAGCTAGTTATACTGGAGATTCATTTAGTGTAGCTTCACAAACTATCGTACCTAGTGGTATACACTTTAAGCCAGATGGTACAAAACTTTATATAGCTGGAGAAGTTACCAATTCCATTAGTGAATACTCTTTGTCTACAGCTTGGGATATTACAACAGCATCTATAACTACAGCTGGCGGTGTGACATCTGAAGAGTCAGGAGTTTTGGATGTAACTTTTAAACCTGACGGCACTAAGTTTTACACAGTTGGTTTTATGACTGGTGATGTGCATGAATATTCTATGACTACAGCATGGGATATTTCTACAAAGTCATTTAGTGGAAATGAACTTTCTTTAAACTCACAAGTTGGTTGGCCTACAGATATAGCTTTTAACAGTGATGGTACTATAATGTATGCTATTGGAGAAAGTAATTACTTTGCTAGTTGGGATTTATCTACAGCTTATGATGTTACTACTGCTACATTTAATAGTAGGTTTTCTGTAACTGGTAATACTAGAGGTATTAGCTTTAAATCTGATTACTCAAAATTATATTTAGTAGAATTTAATAATGATACGGTAAGGCAATACTCAGCATCTAGTATCATAGTTAATAAAAACAAAAAGAACACTGGCGTTTGGAGTATGGATGCAGATTACCTTAATGCAGAATTGCAAGATACTGGTTTAGATATAGATGCTGTCTATGGTACTACATACCTAAGAGAATTAACATCATTTCCACAAGAGTTTTCATCAGGCTCTGGAGGTGCAGGTCGAATTGATGTGACTTTTATATTTGATATGACCTTCAGTACAACAGATACTGGATGTATATTAGACCAAGGTGGAACTACAGACGGTCTTTATGTAGGTATGGTGTCAGGAGGCAATCTTAGGTTGTCTGTTTCTGGTGCAGTATCAGGAGTATCTAACGAAACATCTACTACAACAACAGATATGTCTGCTTATGCTGGTGTAGCTGGTCAACTTATTGTTACTATTGATTATCAAAACCATATTCAGTGTTGGTGGAATGATACCACTAATGGAATTAATCAAATAGTTTCTGTAGATTTTAATGGTAACGGCGATTGGGCTGGTAATAATGCCGCAGGAGTAGGTCAAGGAAGTCAAGGAAGTAGTGTACATGGTGGTCATTCTAACTCAGCTTTTACAGGTACACTAACTAGGTATCGAGAAATCACAACCTACATTGACACAAGTACATTTTAGGAGGGTTACAAAATGAAAAATAGTGGACTAATAACTAAAACAATAAACACTCCTACAACAAGTTCAGCTAGTGGTGTCTGGAGTTTACAAGAGCAATACGAAGCAGAGACTAATAATGCTTGGCCTAAGTTTCATCAGCTTTCAATTACTAGTGGATTAACCATGTGGTATGATGCTACTGATATTACAACTTTGTTTACAGACACATCTAAAACCACAAATGTAACATCGCATGGCGACACTGTTAGATTATGGGCTGATAAGAGTGGAGGCGGTTATGATATGACTACAGTTTCTACTTACGAGCCTACCTACGATACTCAATCACACACACAAGAATGTGTAGATTTTGATGGTACTAATTGGACGTATAATGCCACAGATAAAGTTGTTAAGCAGTTATATGCAGTAGTGAGTTCCACTGCTACAACAAGTCATGTTCTTTTTGGATTTGATAATGCAGATAATCAATATGCACATTATGATACTGGTGGTACAGTTTACAATTCTTCCCCAAATTTAAATGGCACTGCCGGATCTTATCAGACAGTAAGTGGATATACTGGTATTCCTACTACAGGAGTTCATCTTCTTATGGTTGATTTAGTAAACTTTGTGCGTATGGATTTTACACAGTACTCATCCAATAGCCCTTACAATCATGGTGGTGGTTCTACTGGAACATATATTGGTAGACGAGAAAATTCAGCAACTGCAAGTATTTTTAATGGCAAAATTATAGAGATGATAGGATATGACCGACATTTAACTTCTTCAGAAATTGAAAATGTAGAAGATTATTTAAACAGCAAGCATGGCCTTGGCTTAACAAGGTAAAGGAATGATATCATGACACTATACACAATTAATCAAACCTATCCTAAAACTTTACCACACAGGATAGTTCTCTCAGACGGTACAACTCGTACTGACAACACAACATTTACTGATGTTGAGATAGCTGATGCTGGTTATACTGTAGCACCTGACATACCTTCACATACAAGTGATCAACAAGTATTCTGGAATAATACTGATTGGTATGTGCAAGACATGACAGGTAACGAATACGATGTAAGAAATTATGCTCAAGAGTTAATACTTGGTTACTGTCCTGAGTGGAAGCAAAGAAACATAACCAACAGGTCAATGGAGTTAGTTCAAAAAGGTTCAGATAATTGGACAGCAGAAGAACTAGCTGAGTATAATGCTAATCAAGCTATTTGGACTAAGATAAAAGAGATACGTGATGCATCTAATACACTAGAAGCTATGTCACCTATACCGCATGATTACTGGTTAGATGAGCATTGGCCTGAAGGTATAGGAATGTAGAATGACATTTAGTACAGCCCCTTTTTCAAGTACAGCATTTTCATCATTTGAAAATATAGCAATAGGAGCAGGAGTACAGGCTAGTGTGTCTGTTTCATCTAATGTTACGTCATCTGCATTAACTGTTAAGGATTGCTCTTTAAGCGTATTGCCGTCATCTTCGCTAACAATTTCATACAATAGGTTTAGAAATGTTGATGGTAATGTTGCGCCAAATCTTTTATTTTCAACGAGTTCCGTTGTGGTTTCCTCTGGGTCATCAAGTATAAACCCAAATTCTGCATTATCCACAAATTACGAAAGACTTTTATCAAATAGCAGCCAATTAAACGTAGCTTCTAGTATGTTGGTATCAGCTATAGAAAAATGGGAAGAAGATGCAGATACACCTGAAACGTGGGTTGACTACGTTAAGGCAAGCGAAACTTGGATAGAAGTGCAACCAACACCGGAAACATGGACGCTTTGTTAATGTTGCAAATTTGCATAATTTATGGCAATGTGTTGCCAAATAGGAGACTAAATAATGGCTGATACTACAACAACCACATATAACTTAGTTAAGCCAGAAGTCGGTGCATCTGAGGATACTTGGGGTACTAAAATAAACACCAACTTGGACAGCGTTGATAATTTACTGGATGGGACAACTGCAATAAGCCCGGACTTAACAGCGTTAAAGATTGGCGGGGCTACAGTCACAGCATCCGTCACTGAGTTAAACAAGTTAGATGGCGTGACAGCTACAACTGCTGATATTAACTTGCTAGATGGCGTGACAGCTACAACTGCTGATATTAACTTGCTAGATGGCGTGACAGCTACAACTGCTGAATTAAATTACGTTGACGGCGTTACAAGCAATATACAGACGCAGCTTGATACAAAGTATGTATCTACAACTCAAGCCGAGGCAGTTTGGGAGACAGGTACTAGCACAACTGAAAGCATTGTTTCGCCAGCTAAAGTTAAAGCGGCGATCGAAGCTCTTGCCCCCGATAATGGAATTGGCGTGGGCCAGACTTGGCAGGATGTTGAATCAAGCCGTACAGATGGTACTTCATATCAGAACACAACAGGTAAATCTATTTCGGTTGCTATTACTGGTTACGGCAATGGATCTTTTAGAAATTTTGAAGTCAGCACAGATAACTCATCGTGGATTACTGTTGGTCGCTTTCACCCAAACAGTGGACAATGTATGAACGCGGTAATACCTAATAATTATTATTACAGGTTTGCTAGTGGTGCTTCAATTACAACATGGGCGGAGCTAAGATAAATGCCATTAATACCGCTAGATATACAACCCGGCATTTACCGAAATGGCACTGAATTACAATCGTCAAATCGTTGGCGAGACAGTAATTTAATACGTTGGGTAGATGGCACTATGCGTCCAATTGGTGGCTGGCGCACCCGATCTGATACTGCGGCGGACGCAAAGGTGCGCGGTTTACTTACGTGGGTTTCTAATGACCAAAGCAGATACATTGTTGGTGGCACGTATGATAAATTATATAGTTGGACTTCTGCTGGAGTGCGCCACGATATAACCCCAACAAGTTTTGCATCAGGCAGAGAAAGTGCAGAAGCATTTACAGGGTATGGCGGTAGCTTCTATGGCAATTATGCATACGGCGTAGCAAGGCCAGACACGGCAAGAACACAGCCTGCCACAACTTGGTCATTAGAAAATTGGGGCGAGTATCTCTTAGCATGTAGCCCAGATGATGGGAAGATATACGAGTGGCAATTAAGTAATTCTACCCCTGCTGCTGTAGTGGCAAACGCGCCAATTAATAATGAGGCAATTGTTGTCACTGAAGAAAGATTTGTGTTTGCACTTGGTGCAGGCGGCAATCAACGTAAAATACAATTTAGTGATCGAGAAGATAACACGACATGGACGCCCGCAGCTACAAATGAGGCTGGTGATATTGAATTAAACACAAGTGGCAGAATTATGGCTGGTGTTCGAGTGCAAGGCCAGACATTGATATTAACAAGCACAGATGCGCACGTTGCAAATTACATTGGCGCACCATACGTTTATGGTATTGAGCGTGTTGGCTCTAGCTGTGGTTTGGTAGCTAGTAAGGCATATGCATCAGTTGATCAAGGTGCATTCTGGATGGGTAATCACTCGTTTTATGTTTATGCAGGCGGTGTAGCTCAACAGCTTGAAAGTGAAGTATCTGACTATGTATTTGGCGATATAAATCGAGCGCAAATTAGCAAGGCTTTTGCTGTGCCGAACAGTACATATGGCGAGATATTCTGGTTTTACCCATCAGGTTCGTCTACTGAAAATGATAGATACGTTGTTTATAATTATGTTGAACGCACTTGGTACATTGGCGAACTTGGCAGAACGGCAGGCGCTGATATGGGTACGTTTAAGCAGCCGTTCTGGGTTTCAGCAGATGACAATAAATTATACGAGCATGAGATTGGGTTTAACTATGGCAGCATGTCACCATTTGCAGAGAGCGGGTCTATATCATTAGGAACTGGCGATAATGTTATGGCGGTAACTGAGATGATCCCAGATGAAAAGACGCAGGGCGATGTTACTGTAACATTTAAATCAAGGTTTTATCCAAACGGAACAGAAAGATCATATGGATCTTTTGTAATGTCAAATCCAACTTCATTAAGGTTTACAGGGCGACAGATCAGATTAAGGATAGACGGCAATACTTTAGGAGATTGGCGTGTTGGTATTAATAGGATAAACATCACACCGGGCGGTAGAAGATGAGCGAGCAGCAACAGCGAGCGCCAGATGTAATTGGTAATGATTGGCGAACGTGGGGTCGCCGATTAGTTGCATATATTGCCCAAACGAGATCCACGCTAGTTCAACAGAATGGAGATGAGAATGCAGCAGAAGATGGCACTCTTATGTGGAATCGAGTATACAAATATCCAGTTGTAAGTGAAGGTGGAGAGTGGCGTCAAATTGTAATGGAAGGTGGACACGCTAACTTTATTAAAACATCAGACGTTACACCGGCTCTAGCAAATACAGCATACAAGCTGACCTATGACGTACCAACTGGTAATTCAAAAATCACACAAGGCACACCAGCAAGTAGAATTGTATTTGAAGAGGCTGGGGAATATGTATTATCATTTTCTGCGCAAATATCATCAACAAGCGCAAGCACAGTACATTTTTACTTCTGGCCTAGCATAAATGGTACGAATGTAGATAATAGCGCTATGACAACTGCATTACACCAGAATAACGCTACAGTTGTTACGTCACGAACACAGATATTTACTGTGGCGGCTGGTGATTATTTAGAAGTAAATTACATGATGGATAACACTGACGGATTTTTAAATTACACTGCTGCATCATCACCCGTTCCATCAATACCATCCTCAACATTATCAATTACGAGAACGCACGCATGAATGAAGAATTAGAAAGATGTAAGCCTTGGATAGAAGCAGCTCTAGAATACTCTGGCGGCACGCATGACTTCATTGATATTGCTGAAGGAATATATAAGGGTACATTGCAGTTGTGGCCTTCACCAAAGGGGTGCATAGTCACAGAAATTGTGGTATACCCAAGAAAAAGAATGTTAAACGTGTTTTTAGGCGGTGGCGAATTGGATCAAATTTTGGATATGCACCAAGATGTGGTAGAGTGGGCTAAAGCGCAAGGATGCGCGGCACTAACCATGACGGGGCGTGTCGGCTGGAAAAAACCATTGGCGAAACATGGCTGGCATCAGCTTCACTCGTCTTATGTTAAGGAGTTTGAATAATGTCTAAAGGCGGGTCAACATCATCAAGTGTTACAGTACCAGATTATATAGAAGATGCGGCACGACGTAATTTAAATAAAGCTGAAGGCATATCGCAAATAGGTTACACGCCATACTATGGCCCAGACGTAGCTGCGTTCACACCTATGCAACAGGCTTCATTTCAAAATACGGCAAATGTTGCTGATGCATTTGGTATGGGTGCGCCTAGCAGTAGCTTTGATATAATGGGCGGCATGGGCGAGCCTACACAATATGCTAACGGCGTTCGTGGTTATTCATCTGCGCCAATTTACGAGCAATCATTAAATGAGCTTGCCGCACGCAGGCCAGCGCAAAAAGCGTACATGGATAGTTTCTTTATTGACCCATACACAGGCGCACCGGGCGCTAACGTGCAATCTCCCAATGCGATGTATCCAACATATGATGGAACGCAAGCTTCGGCTATACAAAGTATGCAAGACAGTCGGGGTGATTATCGCAGCGATCGCAACAAGCAAAGAATGTTGGATATGATGAATAGGGAAGCTACCTCTCCATTTCAGCCGGGTTCAAGCACTGCTGGCACAAATTACGCAGTTTATGATAAATCGCAAGGTTTTACAGCTCCGGGATACTTTGGTGCAATTCAAAATATATTTGACCCAAAAATACCAGATGCTACAGGATCAGATTACGGCTTGCAAAATCCAAACACGACTTCAATTGTTGCCGGCGGATATGATGTCGGCGAAGTAGATCCGAGGCTTGCAATGGCTGCGGGTTACAGATTGCCTATTGAAAAACAGCCCGGAAATTATGATTTATTTAGCGGACGTGGACGAAGAACAAGTGGCGTTGGCAATAAAGGCGGTGAGTATGGATTACTAGGCGATATAGGCGGGGCAATAGGTGACGCAACTGGATTTACTAGCTACAATACGCCTGACGTTATACAGGGCAGAGTAGACGCAGAAGCGGCTAGAATGGCTTCTGAAAGAGCGGCTAGGGAAAGGCGATCTGCTTCTGCTGATAGGCGCAGAAAAAATCTTAATAAAAAAACTGGCGGCGGATTATCTGTAGATCAGCGCAAGGCTAGTGCCGCAAAAAAATATGGTGGGCTGAAGACCAAAGGTAGGTAAGCATTATGAACAAGATGACTAATTTTAAAAGAAAAGAGGCTTAATATGTCGTATGGCACTACAGGATGGAATGCGGCTCAAGTTGCCAATGCGGCACAAAATTCTTCCGCACAACCAAACGGAACGTATAACCCAATGGGTAATAATTATAGCGCTATTAATGGCGGCATAATGCCCGGTGGCAAGGGCGGACAAGGATTAAATAGCAACCCTACAATAGCTCCACAAGGTAGCTTCAACGTAAACCAAGCGGCGGCTGGTGGTTTACAGCAGGCTATGCAAGGCACTCAAGCGGCGATGCAAGGGCCAAACATTGGTCAATTTATGAACCCATACACCCAGCAAGTTACGCAAAACACGTTAGCTGATCTTGAGCGCCAAAGGCAGATGCAGATGAACACAATGGGAGCGCAAGCATCAAACGCGGGAGCGTTTGGGGGTTCGCGCCACGGCGTTGCAGAAGCTTTAACTAATGAAGGATTTGCAAGGCAAGGCGCACAAGCATTTGGTAATCTGCAACAGCAAGGGTTTAACACTGCATTAGGTGCGGCGCAAAACCAACAGCAATTACAAATGGGCGGAGCTGCACAAACTGGCGCACTCGCAAACCAAGCATTTAACACAGGTCAGGCAATTCAAGACAGGCAAGAGCGACAAGGTTTACTACAGCAAGGTTTACAGCAAGCACTCATTGATGCGGCTAAACAGCAGTATGATAGTTACACTGGAGCGCCACAGCAAGCATTATCAGCGCCACTTGCTGCGCTTGGTGTTGCGCAAGAAGGCGGCGCAAAAACAACAACAGAAAGCCAAAGTCCGGGCTTGTTAAGTTATCTACAAGCATTTGGCGGGATGGGATAAGCATATGATAAAAAAGCCAGCAGAAATCATTCAAGATAGGATGAACCCAAGTCAGTCTCGTGGCGGTTTAGGCGGCTTACTTGACTATGCCAGAGAGCAAAACCCCAACACTGGTTTGAGCAGATTTCAAAACTTTGCCGCAGCTCTTGACCCATTAATTATGCCAGAGATGCGTGCAGGCGAAGCAATACGCGAACGTGGTATGCAACGTGTAGCTGCTGGTAATGTGAATAAGACTGTTGAGTGGTTGAAAAACAACGGATACGCAGACGCGGCTGCTGTTATAGAGGCTAATCCGTCTGCCGCATCAAATGTGGTAAGTGCAATTTTATCAAACAGAATGAAGCCTAAAGATACATTTAGAATAGCCACGCCAGAAGAGGCGAAAGCATATGGCGCTCTTGCTGGTCAATTTGATAGCAGTGGTAAATTTTACTCAACACAAAAAGTTGAGATGAGTAAAGATTTGACTGCGGCTCAAGCTCAATCCAAAGGCTTTGTTGAAAGAGCAGAATTTTCACAAAACATTTTAAATGATTTAGAAAATCAAGGCACTATGATGCGAAATTATATAGCTGGCTCTATACCTTTTGGTAATTTCCTTAGAACCCCAGAAGGCCAAAAATATGATCAAGCAAAGCGTGATTTTATTAATGCTATACTACGTCAAGAAAGTGGCGCAGCTATTGGTAAGGATGAATTTGACAATGCTGAATTGCAATACTTTCCACAGCCAAATGATGGGCCAGAAGTTATAAAGCAGAAAAGACAAGCAAGAGAAGCTAAAATTAGCGGTTTAAAATATACCGCAGGGCAAAATGTTAACAACCAAGCTAACGGCAACGGCAATGGATTTTCTGTAACAAGTGTAGTACCGGGAAGATAATAATATGGATAAATTTCAAATAATGACACCCGATGGCTATGAAGTTGAAATATCTGCGTCTAGCCAAGAAGAAGCATTAGAAAAAGCAAAATCTAACTATAAAAAATTACCACGCATTATTAAAAAGATGGATGGTAATGTACGCATATTTGAGCGTAAGGATGGGCAGAGATATTTGGTAAGCCCGTCATACTCTACATCTGACCAAGATAGAATTAACACTATCATGGCAGGAGAAACAGACGCAGGGCAAGCGTCTAAGTCTAGCTTTTACCAAGATGTACTAGATAAATATCCACTAGCTTCAAGAGCTGCGGTATATCTTGGTGCAACTCCATTTGCTGGCAAATACACTGATGAAGCTATGGGTCAAACTTTTGGAGAACAAGCGGCAATAGCAACACGCGCAGCTCAATCGGCTATGGCAAGCGAACGTCCAATAGAAAACGCTGCAATAGGTCTGGGTAGCGGCGTGATTAACTCTGCGGCTATGTTGGCGGCTTTACCAGCTAAAGCTACAGCAGCCCTTGCTGGGCCATTGACGCAAACCTTACCAGCAACAATTGCGCGTGGCGTTGCAACTGGTTCTGGATTGGGAGCATCAGAGGGACTTATATCTGGGTATGGCGACGGGTCAACAACGCAAGAGCGAATTGAAAGCGCAAAACAGGGCGTAATGTTTGGCGCAGGAGCTGGCGCAGTTTTAGGTACAGCAGCACCTATAGTTGGTAAGGGTGTTAAAAACTTAGCAGATTGGGTAAAACAAACTGACGTTGGGTTAATCTCAAATGCTTTAAATATATCTGGGAATGCGGCTAGAGTAATTAAGAACACATTTGAGCTAGGCGGAGATGTTAATAGCGCACTATCATCTATACAAAGAGCTGGTGATGAGGGAATGCTTGCTGATGCAGGATCTGCGGCGCAAGCATTGTTAGATGCATCCGCCTCAAGTGGCGGTCAGTCTTCAATGGTGGCGCGCACTGCCATAAATGAGCGCATGGCAAGAACTGGTCAAAACTTGGACGCTACATTTAATGAAGTTTTAGGAGAAGCTGAAATTGGCCCTAAAACTGCTGTAGAAAATATTGCAAAAAGAACGCAAGCCCAAAGAAGCGATTTATATAATGAAGCATTTAGAGGCCCGAAATCTGCAATTGATTATAGCTCAGAAAAAGGCGATCAAATATTTAAAGTTTTAGATAGAACCCCAGATAATGTTTTATCAAAGGCAATCGCAGATGCTAATGAGGCTATACAAATTAGTGGTATGCCCGCAAATCAACAAATAAAAGTTATAGTTGGCGACAACGGAAAAATTATATTTAGTGAACTACCAAATGTTATGCAATTAGACCAATTGAAGAAATCTTTGCAATCTATTGCATATGAGAATGTTGATGATTTTGGCAGATTAACTGGCAAAGGTAGTAGCTATAATAAACTAGCATCAGATTTACGTGATGCTGTATCTGACGCCGTGCCTGTTTATGGTGATGCGGTAAAACTTGGTGGCGATAAAATAGCTGAAGAGCGATCATTTAAATTAGGTGCTGACCTTCTTAAACCAAACACAGAACTTGAAGATGTATTAGATCAATTTAATGCAAGCACACCAGTGGCGCAGCTTGAAGCTGCAAAGACAGGCTTGCGCAATTATATTGATAAGGCAATGAATGACGTAAAAGCTATTGCATCTGACCCTACGGCAGAAGCCATTGACGCCAGACAAGTTATAAAAGTTGTAACTGATTTAAGTTCTGGTAGCTCAAGAAATAAAATAAAAGCTTTACTGGGAGCTGAAGCGGATGCGCTACTAAAGCAAATAGATGCAGCGTCTCAATCAGCAGTTGTTAAGGCATCTATGGCGGTTAATTCCAAAACAGCACAACGTACTGCAATTAACGAAACAATCAAAGAAATAACAAAACCCGGTGTAGTTGGTACTGCACTTAGGGGTGAGCCTTTGCAGACTTCACAGAGGTTAATTCAAGCTATATCTGGAATGACTGATGAATTTACTGAAAGCCAAAAGCAAAAAGTTTTTGTGGAAATAGCTACAGCACTAACGCAGCGCAAAGGCAGATCTGCACAAGAAGCATTAAAGTTAATATCTGGCGCTATAAAAGGGCAAGACTTAACGGAAGCTCAAAACAGATTTTTAGCACAACAAATATCAGTAACTTTGTTTGGCGGAGCTACACCAACTGCATCTGAAGCCGCATCAAATCTTGTGAATTAAGGAATAGATCATGGAATTAAAACCAAAGTCACGTATGGAAATTGAAGGCATTGTCCAAGACGCCATTGCCAGCGCAGTAGATTTCGTTGAAAGCGAGATAAGCCAAGATAGAATTAAGGCGCAGCGATACTATGACGGCGAAGTTGACCTTGGTTATGAAGATGGCAGAAGCAAAGTTGTAGCCACAAAAGTACGTGATACTGTACGTGCTGTAAAACCAAGCCTAATGCGTATATTCCTAAGTACAGCAAAGCCAGTGGAGTTTGTCCCGCGTGGCCCAGAAGATGTAGCAATGGCAGAGCAAGCCACTGAATTTATGCACCACGAGTTTACACGTTTAAATGGCTACCGGGTGATAAACGATGCATTCCAAGATGCACTTGTGAAGAAGCAAGGTATCGTAAAGGCATACTGGATGACATATCCAGAAGCAGAGATATACACGTTCACAGACTTAAATGATGACGAGCTGACATATCTCACAGATGACGATGAAGTTACAGTAATCGAGCAAACTACAGAAATGAGTATCTCAATGGATGAGATGGGCATGGAAGTAGAAGTACCAAAGCACGACATAAAAATTAGTCGCAAGCAAGAGCAAGGCGAGCTGTGTATAGAGAGTGTTCCGCCAGAAGAATTTTTCATTAACCGAGACGCACGCAATCTCAAAGATGCTTACTTGGTGGCTCACAGAACTGAAATGCGTGCAGGCGATTTAATCGGCATGGGATATGACCCAGACGTTGTATTAGACTTAGATAGCTTCGATAGCGGGTCAGAGATGACTGAAGCTGAAGTACATGAAAGACGTGGATACAGCTTGGATACATCTGACGAGGATGAGCAAGATCCGGCAATGAAAAACGTGAGTGTAACAGAAGCATACATGCGAATAGACGCAGATGGCACTGGCATACCAATATTACACAAGATTACTTGCGGTGGTACATCATATGAATTGCTAGACTTTGAGCCATGTGATGAGTTACCTTTTGCTAAGTTTGAGATAGACCCAGAGCCACATACATTCTATGGACGTTCACTAGCTGAAATAGTTATGGATGACCAAGACGCGGCAACGTCAGTTTTACGCTCAATCTTAGATAACGTTGCAATGACAAACAATCCACGTCTGGCGGTCATAGAGGGCGCAGCCAACATTGACGACGTGCTAAATAACGAGATTGGTGCAATTGTGAGAATGCGCCAAGCTGGTGCAGTGCAAGACTTGTCAGTGCCATTTACCGCTGGGCAGACGTTAGGTGCATTAACTTACCTAGATGGCCTTGTAGAGAGCAAAACAGGCGTCTCACGTGCTTCTATGGGGTTAGACCCAGATGCAATGCAGTCTACAACTAAAGCGGCTGTGCAAGCCACTGTGCAAGCTGCGGCTGGGCAAGTTGAGGTTATGGTGCGTAACCTAGCAGACGGCATGAGAGACTTGTTTGGCATAATGTTGCGCCTGTCTCACAAGAATGTAGACGAAGAGCAAATGATGCGAATGAACGGCTCATTTGTCCCAGTAGATCCCCGCGTATGGGATGGCTCGATGGACGTTAGCATTAACGTTGGATTAGGCACTGGCAGAGAAGAAGAGAAAGCCTTAGCACTAAATCAAGCATTGCAAATGCAACAACTTGTGTATCAGACATATGGGCCTAACAATGGTTTAGTAAGCATGACAAACATTAGAAACACGCTTGCAGATCAATTGGCGGTATCTGGCATACGAAATGCTGACAGGTATTTTGCGCCAATTACGCCAGAGATTGAACAGCAAATGCTACAGCAACAACAGCAAGCACAAGAGGCGCAAGGCGGCGAGCAAGACCCGAATGCAGCGTTCTTGCAGGCAGAGCAAATGAAGGCTCAAGCTAAGATGCAATCTGACATGGCTAAGCTACAGCTTGACGCGCAGAAAGCCGCCGCAGACAACGATTTAAAGCGAGATCAGATGGCGCAAGACTTGCTAGTTGATGCAGCTAAAGTGTATGGTGAATATGGGACATCAGTTGATGTGGCACGCATACAAGCGGAGCAAGATAAGGTTCGCATGGTTGGTCAAATGGCACAAGGTAATCCACAGCAATGACAACAGAAATACGCATAAATGCAGAAGAGGCTAAACGTCTGAAAAACGACACGGCATTCGTGCATTTTATGCAACAGGTACGCGATGACCAACTAAGGTTATTCGCTGACAGTAGTGCATCAGACGTTGATGTACGTGAAGATGCTCACGCAATACTGCGTGCAGTGAACCAGATCGAAATTA